GTCACCTCTAGCGGCAAGCGTGTGAGCTATGGGCAGAGCGGCAGCGCAAGTAATGGCGGACCAAGGGTTAAGCCTGGAACGTCTAAGGGGGACTCCTACTGCGCTCGTAGCCTAGGTATCAAAAAGGGTTTGTCAAAGGCTAAGCAGAACGACCCAAACACTCCTAACAATTTGAGCAGAAAGCGCTGGAAATGCTCTGGCGCTAAATCCAGGAGATCGTAATGAGCTTGTACGCCAACATCCATAAAAAACGCGCTGCTGGTAAGAAGATGCGGAAGAAAGGGGCTCCAGGGGCTCCTACAGACGCTGATTTCAAGCGATCTGCTAAGACTGCTGGGAAGAAGAAAAGCCCTACGCGAATCAAAAAGGGTTAACCGTGGACGCTGTGCAATTACTGTCGCAATTGTGGGCTCCTTTGGTTGGTGTGACGCTCCTGATTTATACGATTAGCAGGCTGATCGGCGATGTAGAAACGTTGAAGAGCAAGGTCGAGGTTCTGTTCAACCTGTTCAACGCCCTAAAGGACAAGAAGGACAAGGACAACTAGAGGCTCTGTAAGGGCTTTAGGAGATGACATGGAGCAATTACTGGTATCACTTGAAACAGCCGCCAAATCGCTTGATATGCCGCTTGAGGTGTTCATTGACGAAGTACTTCCTGCTTTAGATGTCTACTGTTGCGGTGATGCTGACTACATTCGACCAGAGGACTTGAGGGCTCTTATAAATACGGTGTTCGGGCAGGATTTTGAAGGGGTCGTTATCGAGTTATTTCCGGATAAATCCGAGTAATTCTCTGGCTTTAAAAGCTATTAATTTCTCTTATCTGCTTGATATTCATCGAGTTTAATACTAGCTTACGCTAACTTGCCACTTTTTAGGCTAATAAATGACAGATTCAACCATTAGATTAGAGCGATTTTGTTACCATCCAAGTGGGACTTTGGGTGTTATCAAGATAAAAGAAGAAACTTTCTACACGATTGAGCGTCCTTGGCTTGAAAATCAGGTAAACGTCAGCTGCATCCCAACAGGAACCTACGATTTAGAGCGACGGGACTCTCCGCGATTTGGGGAGACTTGGTACTTACCCAATGTTCCGGATCGGTCATGGATTCTTATGCACGTTGCCAACTTCCCCTCTGATGTTCAGGGGTGTATCGGTATTGGCACAAGCCTAATGTCAGATCGGATAGCCGTCAGTAACAGCCGCACGGCTCTAAAGGCGTTCGAGTCAATTACGGTTGGAAAAGAATGGAAGATGAAGATCGTCAATGCGGAATATGCGGCGTTGTAAAGCATAGGAGCCAGTTTGATAAGAGGCACGGAAGAGTTTGCAGGAAGTGTTTATCCGACAGGATGAAGTTCAAGAGGTCTGGCAGCATCAGGATGTCTCTGAATCACAAGCTGACCAAAGCCAAGAGTAGGAAGAAGTTTAGCGTTGATATTAACGTGGAATATCTCCTTGAGCTGTGGGACTTCCAAAAGGGGCTTTGCGCCGTAACAAAAATTCCGATGATCACTACGGACACGGATTCCGATCTTGGTGTGAGTATAGACCGGCTCGACAACGACAAGGGCTATATCGTGGGCAACGTCAGACTGACCTGCGCCCGAGTAAATTTAATGAGAAACACCCTCAGCGATTCAATGCTGTATTGGTGGGCGTCTGCAATAAGCACGGGAATTTATGAAGATTGAAGATGCAGCGAGAAAGCTGAAGAAAGACTTTCCTTTATATGCCAAGAATATCCTCAAGATTGTCACCAAAGAGGGCGAATCCAAGCCGTTTATCTTAAATCCTGGTCAAAAATGGATCCATAACCGGCTAGATCAGCAGCTTGAGGCGCAGGGGAATATCCGCGCATTGGTCTTAAAAGCCAGGCAAGTAGGTATATCAACCTATGTTGAGGGGCGTTTTTTCTGGAAAATCACACAGAATCACAACGCTAATGCGTTCGTACTGTCTCACTTAGCGGAATCCACTAACTCTATCTTTAACATGGTGAGATACTTTTATGAGAATATCCCCCACCCCGCTTTCCAGCCGCCTTTAGATAGCCAAACTGCGACCACCCTAACCTTCTCAGGAATCAATTCCAGATACCGAGTGGGTACAGCAAGGAGTGCGCAGACAGGTCGAGGGCAAACCAATCGATTTGTTCACGGATCTGAGGTGGCGTTCTACCCTGCTGGCTCGGATATTGTCGCCGGTCTTTTGCAGACCGTTGGTGGTAAGAATTCCGAGGTTGTCCTAGAGAGCACGGCGAATGGTGCTGGCGGTTGGTTTTTTGACCAGGTCATGAAGTCTTTGCGCGGCGAGACGGAATGGGTCACTTGTTTCATACCTTGGTTCTGGATGCCAGAGTACAGGCGGAAGCCCTCCCCTTACTTCGAGAGCACTCCAGAGGAAGACAAGCTTGCGAAGCTCTACAACTTAGATGACTCTCAATTGGCGTTCCGTAGGTCAAAGCTAGACGAGCTAGGGTCCAATGACCTGTTCAGGCAAGAGTACCCTTCCAATCCTGTCGAAAGTTTCCTGACTAGTGGTCGGTGCTTTGTTGAAGATGCTCACCTAACAGAAGCAGAGCAGAATTGTTATTCGCCTGATTTTTCCGGAGATTTTCAGAACGGCATTCTCATCAGTAGAACCTCTGGACCGTATCGGGAGTGGATCCCTCCCGTCAGAGAAGAAACTTATACGATTGGCGTAGACGTTGCTGAAGGGTTGGATCACGGGGATTACAGCTGCGCTCAAGTCCTAGATTCTCTGGGCAACCAAGTCGCTTGCTGGCATGGGCATATAGATCCTTGGGAATGGGGAAACGTCGTTGGTCAGATTGGCAGGCGGTACAACAACGCTTACGTTGTCGTCGAGCGAAACAATCACGGCTTAACTACCCTGCGCCGATTACAGGAAACTAATTACTCAAACCTCTTCGTAGAAAGCTCAGTCGATGGCGCCTACGGGGACCGGCTTACTAAGAGAGGCGGTTTCCTAACAACGTCAAAGACTAAACCGTTGATCATTGATAACTTGGCGGCGTTGATTCGGCAGCACGAAAGCGGGGTTGCAGACCTCAGTCTTGTGAACGAATTACGGACGTATGTTATTGATGATAAAGGGAGTTACAATTCCCAATCAGGATGTTATGATGATAGGGTAATGGCTTTTGCTATTGCACTGCATGGACTTGCTTCTATGCCTCGCTCGAGGCACCGCGTTATTCAACGACGATTCAATTCAATTGACTCAGTTGCGGGATATTAATGGAAGCAGAAATTATAGAGTTTGACCCAGAGAATCTTGATGGAACTCAAGAGTCTGATTTAGCCAATCTTGGGGCTCGCTTAGCATCAGTTTTTCAAGAGTACAAAGATGCTCGGAAAGAAACTGAAAACCAATGGTTGAAAGACCTCCGTCAATACAACGGTCATTACGAGCCCGAGGTATTAGCTCGCCTGAACGAAGCTGGCGCAAGATCTAAAGTCTACGTTGGTCTAACTCGAACCAAAGTCATGGCGGCTTACTCGCGCATCATCGATCTGTTATTCCAGAACGGTGATATCTACTTTGGTATTGAACCGACGCCCATCCCTACTATCGATCCCCTCAAAGCAATGCAGATGCGTCAGATGGCTGCTCAGCAGGTCATGAGCGCTAGTGGGATGATGGATCCGAATATGAATCAGGATCTCATCCAAGCGCGTATGGCAGAGCTAGAGGAAGAGTTGAAGGACGTCGAACTGCAGATAGCTAAAGACGCGGCTGAGCAGATGACCATCGAGATTAAAGATCAGCTGATGGAAGCTAACGCAGAGCAGAAGCTGAAAGAGTCTATTCTCGAAGCTTGCATATTTGGCAGTGGCGCCGTTAAGTCAGGGACTGTCCGAATTGACCGGAAGCAGTCTTATTCAAAAGCGCTAGACCCCGAGACTGGAGAAGAGGCGTTTGTCCTTAGCCAAGTCGAAGAGGCTGTACCAGAAATTCAAAGCGTTTCTATCTTTGATTTATACCCAGATCCTCACTGCACGAATCTGGAAGATTGCGACGGTCTCTTCCGTCGTCATGTATTACCCCGCAAGCAGTTTCGAGCGTTGGCAGATCTTCCTGGCTTCGACGGCGAGATGGTCCGTTACCTGTTGAAGGTTAACCGCAAAGGGAACCACACAGAGGAAGACCACGAAAAAACTCGCAGACGGATTGCCGGTATCAATGACCACGGCGAATCAAACCGTTACGAAGTTTTTGAATACTGGGGTTCGGTTGATGGATACGAGCTGCGTGATCAGGGCATGGAGTTGCCTGAAGGGACTGACCCTGCTGACGACTTCAACGCCTGTGTTTGGTTTTGTTCCGGTAAAGTTTTAAAAGTCATGCTTAACCCGATTAAGGGTTATTCCATCCCCTATCAGATCTTCCCGTATGAACGGTCTCCGCATCAGTTCTGGGGGACCGGCGTACCTCGAATGATGAGGGACTCTCAGACGACCATGAACGCAGCCACCAGAATATGGCTCGATAACATGGCGTTAAGCAGTGGTCCCATGTTGGAGGTCAATACAGACCTGCTAGCAGCAGGAGAAGACCCGACAGACATTCACCCTTGGCGAGTATTCCTCCGAGAGGGTGGAGACGGTTCTATGCCTGCTGTGAGATTTTACCAACCCATAGCTAACGCTAACGGCTTAAATCAAATCGTTGAGCTGTTCAGGCGTTTCGCAGATGAAACAACGTCTCTTCCTAGCTACACTCACGGAGAGCAAGGACGCAGTTTAAACAAGACTGCTACAGGTATGAGCATGTTGATGGGGGCTGCTAACGTAGCCTTAAAATCTACCATCAAGAACATAGACGATTTTCTGTTGGAGCCGATGATCAGATCGATCTTCCATTTCAATATGGAATTTAGCTCTAACGAAAAAGCAAAGGGTGATCTCAAGATTATCCCTAGGGCGAGCACTGCCCTAGTTCAAAAGGAAGTGCAATCTCAGCGGCTACTTCAATTCTTGTCGCTTGTATCAAACCCCATGGACTTGGCTATTGTGGATCGACCACAGCTTTTGCGTGATATCGCAAAGAGCATGGACATCGATCCTGATGAAATCATTAAGTCACAGGAGCGAATGCAAGCTGAACAAGCACTCCAAAATCAAATGCTCGGTGGAGCAAGCGAAGGCGGTCCTGGAAC